CATATGCTCCTGAATATTCGCTTCCAGTATTGGTCGAACACGCTGCATAGTAGGATTACCACCATTCATTGGATCTTGAAGATAGGCCATCTTTACCTTTACGTGTGCATCATGATTCTGTCCTGTAAAGGCGGCAATTGGTATTCCCTTTACTGCGGCCATAATATCAGATACAGGATCGAGATCTGCTGGTTTAAGTTTAGGTGGAAGTATTTCTTCTAAATTCGGCATGTTGGCAGCATTAAGAATTGTTCTACTTAGTGCTTCCATATTGAACAAGCCGGGAGGAGACTGCTGTGCCATTTGCATGGCCATTTGTGCAATCATAAGACGGTGAGCATTGGATGGAATGTTTGGATCGCTTACGGGGATAACGTCCACTCTTCCATCGAAATCGGATTTAAATATGCTCCGATTTTCAAATGGCACCTCATACGGATATTCACTTGGCAGATAATCATAGTCGATTCTAGCCAAGATCCTAAATTCATCCCGCTGCGCCTTGTGAAGACGTTTGTGAATTGCGGAGAAGAATTTACTGGATGCTTCCAGTAATGCCATTGTCGTTCCTACAGGACCATAGGAAGATGCTTCCGATACAATTTGTTCTGTACTATCGGCAAACTTCTGACCTGCTGCTGTTACAAATCCGAGCATCTGAAACAGTGTCGAGGAAGGCTCCTTATATGGGAGAGGAACGATAGCCTTCGCCAGATCAATACCTGTAGATTCAACTTCTTTAAACTCACCGGGGCTGATTGGATCATTGTCGCCAACCATTCTAACACCCTTGGCCTTAAAGCCTCCCGGCAGGTTCGCAAATTGACCTGCATCAATGAGGCTTCTCATTGCTGCTGTAGCACTCATGGTTAGATTACCAAGGAAGTGCATTAGGCCAAAACCGTAGAAACCAAATCCCGGTACGAATCTATAATGGACAAAGTGATTTATCTTTTCCTTATTCGTGTCATCAGATTTATAGTTTCTACGAATACATAAAACTTTTCGTGACTGCTCTTCCACCGTTACAATATAGGGAAGAGCTATTCCCTCTTCTGAATTAGGTTCGTCTAACTCTAAATAACAATGCTGTTCCAGTAGAACATATTGTGGATCTGCATCTGCTGTTGGAGAGAAACCTAGTATCGTATCCATCTTGGATGCAAAAGCTGTAGGCTGTGGATTAGTTGCATCTGGTAAATCCTCATCTGCATAGATACCAGAACGAATATCCTTTGCAAGATCAACAGGACTGCGATAGATTACATGAGTATATCTATCGGCCTTGGACAAGTTACTTGAATAGTAGGATACGTAAAATTGATCAATAGGAACAAACTCAGATACCGGACGTTTAAGATTTGCATCGTAATATACTTTTTTAAATGCAGATCCAATTAGTGGAAGATGGAAGAGCATCTTTTCAAATTCGTCAAAGTACTCTGGCATCTGCTCCGTGAGCTGATAGTTCATAAAGTTCTTGACACGATTGGCTTGCATCTCTCTCTTTGGAGTTGACTTGCCAAGTATCTGTGTCTTAATTGGTCCTCCTGATGGAAAGAGTTCCTGTGATGCTTTGCTTTGGAATTTAACTGCTGATTCCACCAGTAAGGGATGGACGGCAGTACATGCTCCTTCAAATGGTTCTGAAGATTCCTGTATCTTTAGACCTAGTAGGTCAAAGCCCCGCTCAAACATAGATTCCCATTCCTGTCGGGAATTTTTATCTGCATCATAATTGGTATATACTTCATTTGCAATTTCATCTAGCTTACTATCGTCCATATTTTCAGCAAGATTTTCATACCATTCTTTTATGGGAGCATCTGCTTCCATTACAACGGTACGATTAAAATCTACTGTGACACCACCATCAGGTTCCAGTTCAAATGTTGCCTCCTGTTCTGTATCTACCTCAACAGGAGTTAGTGGAACAACATTCGATACTTCTTGTGGTATCTGTTCAAATGGATTTCGTTCAGTGGCCATATACTTCCCCATTAAAAATATTAAAGTTTCCCATTTCTATATTATACACCTAAGTTCGCCAATATGCAACCCTTTTTTGTTTTCTTATATCATCATCCCATTCTGGATCTTCAGGATGTGTAAGATGCCATGATTCTTTCATGAAGTGAATTGCCATTGTAAGGGCATCTACCTGATCATCATGAGCTGCATTGGGAAACTGTATCAGTTCTTCTAGGAGATCATCAGCCCATCTTTTATTCTTTGGTATCCATACCTTTCCAGCTTCCATCATGGGAGATGCTGCATATACTCTGCTGACTTTATCCCTATCTGGTAGATATTCTCTTACGGGTAGTCCACTTCTACGCATATCCTGTATTAGTGATTGACCACTGGCTTTCTTCTCTATGACACATACGTCTGGTTTAAACTCTTTGAATAATAATTGTGATATCCTTCTTAGTTCGGGATATTCATAGCGACCTTTCATATTTCCCAACAGTATTAGATTGGATATGTAGGCTTCTCTACCATCTTCATCTTCATCGTACATGGAGAATATTCCCCACGTTTGAATTACACTAAAGTCTGCTGTAGTTCTTGTAGAAAAGGCCGTATCATATGTTTGTAGTATGAAATCACACGTCGGAGGATCTTCATATTCCCACCATTTTATCCATTTCTTCTTTATAAGCCCACCTTCTTCTGGAGTTGGGTTCTGCATGTACAGAGCATTCCAGTATCTGGAGCCATTTGACGCTTTAATTTCATTCTCATCTATTTGTAGTATGTGCTTCGGCTTCCATTCTGGAAAATAAGAGCTACCTACGGGTAAATCCAGTAGTTCTGCCGCTTCATCGTCCAGCCATGCGGGAATACGTATTACCTCCCACGGAATAATTTCATATTCGCTCATTTCCTCCTGTTGTTTCAGGAGCCAGCCGCATAGGTCGTCGTAATGGTAGCGAGTATTAATTATTAATATGGCTCCATTGGGCATAATACGAGTACGTAGTCCAGCAGGATACCATTCCTTTACATATCTACGCCCTGCTTCGGAATATGAGTCCTCTTCGGACATCACATCGTCTAGAATGGCTATATTAGCCCCTCGTCCTGCAATTTGACTACGTACTCCGGCTGCGTAATATGTGCCATTCTGGTTCGTTTTCCACTTACCTGCCGCTCTAACGTCCGTTCGGAGGGAGACAGATTTAAAAATGTTCTGAAACTCTTCAGAATTAACAATGTCACGGACAGAACGCCCAAAGTCGCTAGAAAGTTGATCACTATGAGAAACAGTAAGAATTTCATGTTCTGGATTTCTCCCTATATACCATGCTGGAAACAATTTGGAACAGATAACAGACTTGGAACTACGTGGTGGTAGGAACACCATTAGTCTTTTTATCTCTCCAGATTCTAATTGTCTTAATTTATTAGATATTAGCTCAATATGTCGTCCCATTCTCCAATCAGAAATTAGAGTGGGAGCCATTAATCGGACAAATGTGAGGAAATCTGATTTAGTCTCTTGTAATATACTTAGACTTAGTAAGCTATTAAGGTCTAAATAAGAGGATATAGTAGTTTGTTGTTGTTGTTCCATTAAAACTCTGTAGTAACTTTATACTTAATAGATCATTATAACCTTTATAAGTCTAATTATACACTATAATCTATGTAGATCCAAGTATTTTTTTAAAATAACTTATAAGTAGCTCAAAAATAAGGAGATTATGCCCCGTGAATTTTGGTAAATATGTCAGAGTACCATTATATATATACACATGCGGGCGTGCATTTGCGGGTACCCCCGTGAAGACTTTGAAAGTCTTGACAAGCCTTGCCAAAAACAGATACCTTGCTCAAAAACAGACTACTACTTAGTAGTCTGAGTCCTAAAAAAACTACTTCTTAGCTTTCTGTGAAAGCAGTAGTTTTTTTAGAGTAGAAGTTTTGGTTGACGATGGAGATTGTGGAGTTCATCGAAGATGTCTCTACAGAGTCTCCATAGAGACTCAAGACCTGCTGCCAACTACTTAGTTAAGTAGTTGAACTAGCTATTAAATACTAGGTAGTTAAGTACTTACGTACTACCTAGTAGTTAATAGAGATTTGGATGAACCTGATGATTTGGAGATTGCCGAATGATGATCGAGTACAGAGTCAAGTTTGTTCGTGGTTCCTACGGAACTCGCTCGTGGAGACACTTTCACAAGCACGCTTCAAGCCCACAGGAAGCCGTCAAGATGGCTCGTGCGGAGCTTGGCAAAGGCAGGTGGAAGCTGGTCGATGTTCTGGATTGGGATAACTATATCCCATCTTGGCAGCGATAGCCAAGTTACTATAAACTACTACTTAGCTTGGTAAGTATACCAAGCAGTAGTTTATAGAGTACTGCAATTTCAACCCAACTCTCCTGAAAGGAGAAACACTATGTCAAACTTTGTAATGCAAGTTCTCGTCGATGGTTCGTGGAACACGATCAATCGTGGTGACAAGCAGTTCCAACGTACTTGGACAAAGATAGACGCAGGGCTTCCGGTCCGTGTCTTGCACAAAGCAAAGACCAAAGCTGGCGTCGAAGGCCGTCCGTTCAAGGTGGTCAAGAACGTAGAGGCTTTGCCTGATGGCTTTGAAGCCTCTGGCTTTGAAGTCGCTGCGTAGCTTGTCTTGACAAAGCTGTAATTAACCCTGTATACTGAATACTTATGAAGTATACAGGGTTTAATTAGATTGGGAGTTTTTGGAATGGAAATTAAAGTCACGGTTAAGAATGTCTATGGTCAAGATCTTTACTATCCTGCTTGCAAAGATGCAAGAACTTTCGCCTTGATAGCGGCAACAAAGACGCTAGGAAGATCTGACTTGTCTTTAATCAAAAGACTTGGCTATGACATAGAAGTTGTGGCCAAACAACTTGACGTCTAACGGGAGATCAAGACTATGTTGCAGTTGATTCTTATCAAAGAAGATGACAACACAGGTGAGCAGAAAGTTCTAGCAGAGTGGAACTCTCATAGAAACATCGAAGTTTTCAAGCATCTTAACTTTGGACAAGGAACGTGTTGCACGGTTATGTCTGATCCTGATGCTAGTGCAGAGATTGATCAGGTTTGTGAATTTGCAGATGTTTATGAAGAAATGTTAAATTCCTAACCTATTTAAGCCTGTAGAGTTAAGTACTTACGTACTCTACAGGATTAAATAGATTGGAGTGGGCTTAGTGGAGGATACCTTGAGACATTCCGTCCATATCTAATATTAGATATGTGTTAGCCTGATTTCAGGCATGGCCGGATCGCAATGTCTTCGACATTGATGGTGAAGTTTGGTTTGTCAGCCAACACCGCACCCTTGACACGGAGCGGTCCTCCACTAAGCCCATTTCATAACTTAGCTTGAAAGGATCAAGATAATGACCGAAGAGAAATTGATTTGTGCTTGTGCTGTTTGCCGTCAAGATGTTCTTGAAGGTCAAGATCTTGTAGACAACTTTGTCTATAAGTGTGGTGAGTTGCACTACATCGAACTAGCACACAAACAGTGTGCTCCAGAATGGGAGTAAAACCATGAAGATGCAAAAGTTTGTAGATTGGTTTAACACCAATCAGGAATGTTCAAGACAAGAATTTGTCAAGAACTTCAAGAAGTTGGGCTTCTCTGAGTGTGCCAAGTTCACATCATGGGCTTGCCGTAATCAAGAAGAGCCTTCTTCAAAGATGTTGATGGCAGTGTTGGCTACGCCATCAACGACACATCCGGAATGTTGGGAGTAAATACTATGATGGATCATAGCACAGTAGCGTTCTTTGTCTTGATGTCGTTCTTCTTTGGCAACATTTGTGGTATCTTGATATACCACGCATTAGTAGGGATTGGACTATGACTTGGATTGACATTGGCATCATACTTTTTCTCTTGTCTTGCTTGCCTTTGGTAATTGGCATAGTAGGACTATGGATTACAGCCATTCGCTTTGCTATCTTCCAGATCTTTGAAGATAATCAAGACGATTGGTTGGAGAAACTTGCAAAGGATGCAAGGAATAACAAAGGCAACATCTTACCGAAGGACTAATACCATGTGGCATACGCCATCAATTTACGACAACATCTTGACTATACATCAGCAAGATGAAGTAAACGATCTCATTAGACAAGCCATAGAAACTAATGACGATCCATCAACAACAGACTCAGACATCCGCTACTTTGAGATGCAAGAGTATATGCAAAGAAAGGGACTGGTACTATGACCACAAAGTTACAGAAGCGAGTCAAAGCAGAAGCTATCAAGTACTATGTTGACAAGCGTATCAAGCAAGGCCGTGAAAGCAAGCTGCAAGGATGGGTAATGTCTGACATTCTTGAACAAGTAGCTCAAGATCTTGGACGCAAGGCTGTACCACAGGCACGCCAGTACATAGTCAAAGAAGTGTGCAGCATAACCGAATAACTAATTAAACCTGTCTAGTTAAGTACTTACGTACTAGACAGGGTTAATTAGAATATGGAGATTGACCGATGAAATATCGTTTGGTTGTTGATGCTTGTGGTAATGAAAGATCTTATCCTAAAGGATGGACTTCAAATGCATTAGCTACAGAGCAAGAAGCTCTGGATTTGGCAAGATGGATTACTGCTGAATCCTACAAGCCCTTATGGTATAAAATAGTCAAAGAAGGAGATTGATATGGAACGCTCAATGCAAGAAGCATGGGAAAATGCTTTGGATAAGTGGATGGCTTCGGTTCCCGTAGTTGAACTTGAAGAAGTAACTCAAGATGAATGGGATTACATAGAAGACTGGAAATGGCACAAGGAGTAGTACTATGCCACATGATCGTAGCAAATGCACTGGATGTGAATGGTGCTCACCTGAAATAGCTTCAGAACAAGCAAAGATTGAAGCTGAATTGGATGAACTTGAAGAGGACGCATATCAAGATTGGTATGAGTATGATCGTGCAGAACAACAAGCGTGGTAGGAATAATGCTATGACAGAAGTACACCTAACAAATGGTTCAGGTAAGTTGCATCTAATCAAATCCATCAATACGAATACTGTTACTAATGATTTCTGTATCAAGATGAACAAAGCAAAGGACACCAACATCATATGTACCAAATGCTACAGTCATGCTATGCTCAAGACATTTCGCAAGAATTGCCAGCCAGCTTTTCAGCGTAACTCTGATCTATTAAGTGGCAGAGTTCTTGAACAAGAAGAATTGCCTCTGATACTTGATGCGTTCCTTCGCTTTGATTCTCATGGTGAGTTGATAAACATTACCAATCTGATTAACTATGTGAACATAGCCAAGAAGAATCCACACTGTAGCTTTGGACTATGGACAAAGAGAAAGGATCTCATTAACAAATACTTCAAGGACAACGAGTGTCCACCTAACTTGATCTTGATATATTCCAATCCGAAGATCAGCAACATCTTGTCAAGACCACCACGACACTTTCACAGAACCTTTAACAATGTTCTTGAACATGAAGAGGTGGAACGTCAGAATTGTACTGGACAACAGTGCAAGAATTGTCTACTATGTTACACGCCCAACAACGGCGTGACTACCATCGTGGAAAAGGTCAAGAAGTATTAACGAAAGGCACAGACTATGAAGAAGATTATCCATGTTAATCAACACGTTATCAAGAGCAATCGCAAGAATGATAAACGTGATCCTGTCTTGACCGTCAAGACTTACAAGACCAACGAGTATGCTCATGAAGTTCACATAGATGGACCATGCAGCATAATCTATAGTCCTGACAAGCCTTTGTCTTGTGGTGCTCATGTATGGATAGAGACAAAGGCTAATATAGAAACAAAAGTTAGGAGCGAATGATGTCACACCACGGGAATGATTTAGCTTATGAGCAACGTCAAGAATTGTATTGGAAAAGCTATGACAAGTTCAGAGATGAAGGATATGATGAGTCGATAGCTGAAGATATGGCTCTTGAAGCAGTCGAAAGAGATATAGAAAAGTCAGAGTATATACGTGAAGAGCAAGAGTGGGACGCACGAGGAGAGTAGCTATGAAGATAGAGTTCTGGAAGGGTGGTTGGTACATAGTAAATGGACTGAGGAAAGGACCATACTTGACATTCAAAGAAGCCTTTGATATGTTGGACCTGTTGAAACTGAAACCTAATTAACCATGTGTAGTGAAGTTCTTACGAACTACACATGGTTTAATTAGTATAACCGAAACCGAATGGAGATTGATATGAATTTTGTATTCCGTATTCGCAGCCGTGACCGTTACTTTGGTAGCCGCAAAACCAAGGATGGCCGTCGCTTCGATCTTGGCACATGGTATCTTCACCTTGCCAAATCTCCACACTTCTGGAATATTTCTGGAATTGTGGATATACGTGGTCGTTCTTTTGTGGTATAATAAATATTACAGAGAGGGTGTGTCAGAGGCACCCATTCTCTAGCTTGGAGAGGAAGATGAAACACTATGACAAAAGAAAAGTTATTAAAGTACGTAATCCAGATTGCAAAAACCTTTATGCGATGCAACAAAACTATTCTGGACTATGGAGAGCATTGGGACTACAGGTGACAAGAACCAAGAAAGGTTTCAAAGCTATGACTAAAACGCATACCTATCAACTGGAGATTTGATATGGCCTATGAAACTCATGCCGATATAGATGACGTTACCGCATCTTATGTCCTAACTGTATCGGATAAGAAGAGTATATATGAACTCGACATAAAGGAGATCAATGATCTTCTTGAGTTTGTAAATGAGAGTATTAATGATGTTGAACGTCTGGTGATACCAGAATTTGTACAAACTTTACAAGATCTTAGATCACTTAGCATAAGGAAGTAACACAATGTTTGATCATTCACAGATTGATTTTACAGTTAACAAAGAACCACTATTCTATGACAACGAAGAGTATACCCCTGTCTTTGGCGACAGGATGGAGCCTTTGTCAAGGGACATGGGCATGGTGCTGAAGCGCACCGATACCAAAGAACCTCTTGCCATAGTATCAGGAGCGTACGAACCTGTTCAGTACGATCCTCTGGTGAGCAAGGTAGAAGAGGCACTAACTATATCAGGTCTTGACATGACCGATGCTGAGTTTGAGACTAATGTCTATGACAATGGTGCCAAGCTGGAGCTACGTGCCAAGTTCCCTGCACATAGTATGTTTCTTGATGAAGATAAAGTTATACCGGAGTTCTGCTTTCGGACTTCACATAACAAGACATGGGCCAACAATGGTATGATGGGACTATGGCGTAGTAAGTGCTGGAATACATTGGTATCTGGTGACAAGTTAGCCTATGTCTATGGTAGACATACCAAAGGCTTCAATGTCATAGCATTCGCCTCGAAGATCAAGAATGCTGGAGCTTACATAGCCGGTGATGGTCTTAGTCAGATGAGGAAGTGGTATCATACTGAAGTATCTCGTGATGCTACTGTTGATCTGTTCACCAAGACACTTGCAAGACGAACGGATAACGTCACCCGTAAGGCCGTAGCCAATAAGGTTATGCTAAGTAATCTGATGAAGGTCTTTGACGAGGAGAACCGTCACCTACATGGTCGCAGTCTCTATGAGGGCTATGCTACACGTAATCAAGGTACTCTGTGGACTGCGTATCAAGCGGCAACACATTGGTCAAGCCATGATAAAGCAGAGCGTACTGTCCGTCCTTCTCACTCCGTGATAGGATTAAGAGAAGATAAAGTAAGGAAGATGCTCCACTCTAATGAGTGGCTTGCATTGGCAGCATAAGGAGTATATACTATGAAAGGTCAGAGAGTTGCGGGTAAACGCAACAACAATCCAGTGGCGAAGCAACTCTCTGATCCTTCTTGGAGAAAGAGAGTAGTTACCAGTAAGGTTATCTATAATCGCAAGAAGGAAAAGGACCATGTGGATAATCGTACAGCAGGACACTGAAGATGATTATGTAAATATCTTAATGGATGAGGAAGGGTCAGCCCTCAAGTTCAAAGATAAGATTAGTGCATGGAGATACATGGAACGTATGTGTAAAGAATTTAATATTGACTACCATCTAATGGAGAATGATGTAGAACTGTGGCGACTTCATTAAAATATGTAGGTGGTATTAAACCACACCCTTCGGTGGTTAAACTTAATGAAGATCACCCACTCAATCTAAAAGATGTGAGAGATTGGTTGCTCCACAATGAGGAACTTGCCAGAGAACATGCGAAGAATGCTAGACGTGGAGATAAAAAATCCATAGCCCAAAGATATATACACGAA